CAACTTCACCGATGGAAGGACCACCAGCACCTTGAAGACCTGAAGAGTAGTCAAGAGTACCACTCATAGCAAGAGCACTAGCAACATCAGCAGAAGTGATGATGAAGTTACCCTTTCCTCTACGAGTTTGCTGTGCGATTGCGTTAGCATCTCTCTCGATCTGGAACATAAGTCCCTTGAATTTTTCAACCGACCATCTGCCGTTACTGTCAACGTCTAGATCAAATACACCAGCATTTGCAACGTTGTTAGCAGCACCAGACTTAGCAACTGTATAAACAGTTCTTACTACTTCACGGTTGATTTCTGCAAGGATCTCACTAGAAAGTAGGTTAGCAAGTTCCTGCTCTGCATCAAGACCATGAATAGCTTTCAAGTCTTGTGAGAGTTCTAGTGTGTATTCTGCTTTCAAAGCACGAGTTTTAGCGGTAACCGCTGTCTTCTCGATGCTGAAGCTCATTTCGTTGAATAAGGTTGAACCTGATCCAAGAGTTTCAGCGTCTTCTCTGGCAATTCCTGTTGTACCACGCTCATAATTAGCAGCAGTTGTACCGCCACCAGAGGTATCGTTAAGAAGACCTGGGTTAGCGTCGGTAGTTCCACCATCTCCTAAAGGATAGGTGTTATCTCCTGTATTATTCGCAGTAACTTGATTATAAACTCCTGGTCCTTTTGAGGATGCAGAGAAGTTTGAATCAGCCTCGTTGTAGAGGGCTTCTGGACCACCGCGTAGTGTAGATCCGTTCTCCTGATAATGAGACTTCATCGCAAAGATTAGTCCTGTTGGACCACTCATTGGTTGAACACCGCAGATATCGTATGCTACGAGGTTAGGCATAGCACGACGAATCAAGCTGATCATCACTGGATCGAAACCAGCAAGTCCACCTGTCTTAGTTGTAAGACCTGAACCTGATAGTCCGTCTCCTCCGATAGCACCTACAGTGTTAGAAGCTTCATTGATCATTCCACGTTCTTCGCGGATTGATTTTTCTGTATTTTCTAAAAGAACAGCAGTAACAGCCTTTCTATAATTGTCTTTGATGGCTCCCGAGCCTTCGTGACCTAGAACAGGGTCCCACTTTTCTGTTAGAGCCTTAGCATTAAACATTTTTCTAACTTAAAGTTTATAGGGGTTAATATTATTGATTCCAACGATTAAGTGCATTTAGATATGCTCCCATTGATGGGGTTACATCTTTATCTACACCTTCTACTGGAGTTTCATCAGCAACCTCACTAGGGGTTACAGTTGTTTCCTTAAAGTAACTCTCTTTGATAGTTTTCACTTTCTTAGAGAAGTCCTCTTCTGAAACGAACTCGATTCCCTCTGCGAGAGCCGCGAGTTTTTCCTTCTGAGTATCTGCCAATCCTTCTGAAACATTCTTCAGAATAACAGTTTTTGCAGACTCGTTAAGGCGATTTTGAAGTTTCACGTTAGCTTTGACCTGTTCGTCAAGGCGGGTTTCCATCTCATGTACTTTCTTAACACTATCTTCTACCATATCAACTTTATCATCTGGTATGGAGATGTAGTGTTCTTCAAAGAGATTCTTCAGACCTGCAATGAAGTCTTCTGTAATCTCATTTCTTATTCCGCGATCAACGGCTACTTGATTCTCTTCAAGCCATTGACTTACGGCGTAATTCACTGTGCCATTAACCTCTTCTGAGAGTTCAGATTTTGCTTCCTCAATCTTCTTCTCGGTTTCTTCAGCAAAGTGTTTTACAAGCTTGTCGTACTCTTCCTTGAGTTTTGCTTTCACAGCAGCCTCGAAAATTGTCTTAGCTTTCTCTGCAAACTCTTCGGAGAGTTCTGTTCCCTCTAATAGGGCTTTGATGTCATCGGAAACGTCGATCTCAAAACCAGCATGGATTGGATATGTTACTTTACCACCATCTCCTGTTCCGTATGCTACTTGAGTACCAACAGTAGGTTGTGTACCTTGATCACCAGCATCATTGATGTTAGATGTTTGAGCAGATCCATCGCTTTGTGCTGCCTTTGCTCCTACAGGAGCGGCTGCCTTAGCACCTGGATTCTCTTCTCCATCTTCATCATGCTCGTTAGGTGTAGTTGTACTTCCACCTAAGTCAGTAACTGACTGCCCACTTGGAGCTGCGGATGGATCAACTTTAGGTTGAGTTCCTTGATCGCCAGCATTGCCATTGTTAGCAGTCTGTGCGTCAGAGACTTGGGAAGGTTCGCTACCAGTACCAGGGATAACTGTTGCTTGGACAGTAGGCATCTTGGTTTGATCCTCTTCCACAACTATCTCTTTCTCAGCCGCAAACTTCTTGAAGTTTTCGTTCAGTTTATCTGACATTTTTGAGTTCCCTCTTAAGTTTCCGTGTAATTATCTAAGTTTATTTATTCATTCAAAGTTTTGAGAGAAAATCTCCAAAAATTTGTAGAGTTTTTTCCTCAAGGTTACGGCGACTTACCGTATCCAATTGACCCTTATATTTAGCAACTTCAGTTTCCTTTAGGATACCATTGCTCCACACCCACTCTTTACCTTCCATGATTCCGTTTACGAAAGCATCAGGTGCAGATGGATCTGCAACAATATCAGCCGCTGTTGTAAGCATAAAGTCATCTCTAACAACTGAAACATTTTCAGTTTTATCAATGCTTCCCATCCCTCTAGAGGATACGCCTAATTGAACTCCCTCACCTAAAAGTGATTTGGCAATCTTACCCATAGGGGTATCAAGGATCTGTGCCTTACCATAGAAGTTCTTACCTTCCACGCGGAGTTCTGTTATTCTATGAGAGACTCTATCTAAGTTGATAGTAGGTCCATCGGGATGTCCCAACTCACCTAATGCTCTCTTACTTTTAACATATTCCTCATTGTATCTTTCTACTTCTCTATTAAGAGTTTCAAAAGGATACTTTCTACCATTGCGATTCACAATCTCTGATTGTAAAAAGACACCTTCGATGTATAGTTTTTTATCAGCACCTTTTCCTTCAGTGATGACCTTTACATCTTCAATCTGTTCCGTTATCAGTTTCATTTGATGGTTCCTCTTCTCCAGTAGGTTCTTGGAAATATGTGTTTGCTACGACTTTTTTGTAGTCTGCCATAGCATCATTTGATTTGGCAAACAACATGTCCTGTATAGCATCTATAGCAGTAGCTCTTTGTTTATCAGCAATCTGATTAACAATATCAGCCACTCCTACTTCTTGCTTAACTTCATTTTTTTCAGTCATAATATTAAGTCAATATGATTATTTAGTAGAATTAGAAGGTTTAGCCGCAGGTTTGGGAGCAGCTTTCATCTTTTCGATCTCTCTTTTGTGATCATCTTCCGCACTTTGAGCTTCTAATTCAGGAGCAAATGCATCATTTTGACGATCCATTGTATCAAATGTATTGATCTCGGTAGGAGACATAACCATTCCTAGTTCGATCTCCTTATTCATTTGTTGTTCTATTTCCTTATACTCCTTATCCTTCTGCTGGAGTACGTTTCTACGAACGTATTCAATAGAGAAATACTTACCAACAAAGGGATCCATTTGAGTAACAGTCAGCATACGCTGGTTCTGCATCTCAATTTCTTTCAACTCATTGAAATGATTATCGAACAAGAAGTCATATTGTATATGCTCCTTCATGTCCTCCCAATCTTCAGGAGCAATTACTCCTTTGAGAATAAGTTGAGTCTTAAGTATGTCTTGGAATAATTCAGAGAATCTCTTACGTAGTCTACCAATGAACTTAGTGAATTTGATCTCATCACGTAATACTTCCGTAGTCTTACCAAGATTAAAACCTTTGTTATCGTCTGTAAGACGACTAGGTGGAAGGTTAAGCGAGTTATATAACTTCTTCTTAAAATATTCAACGTCTTTAAGTTCTCCAAGATTTTGTCCTCCAGGTAATGTGGTGATCTCTGTTCCTCTACCACCCTCACGACGAGGTAACCAAAAATCTTCTAGCATACTCATATGCTTTTTATCGTCACGCATCTCACCAGTGTTAGCATCATACACTAGCTTGTTTCTATAGCGAGACATTGTATCACGTAGGTATTGCTCTGCTTTAACCTTTGGAAGGTTACCTACATCAATATAAAAAATTCTTCTTTCAGGAGCACGAGAAAGTCTGTATATAACTAACGCATCTTCGATCATGCGGAGTTGGTTTAAAGACTTAATTGCTTTATGTAAGAATCCAAGAGTCATTCTCTTGTTAAGATCTTGCAATCCAGATGGAATAAAGGTGACAGAATCAACTGCCATCTTAATACCCTGAGACAATGACATGTCTCCAATAGGTCCAAGAACACCACCTTTATAAAAACCTTTTGGATTATATAAGAAATAATCTACAAAGGTTCCGTATTCAACTTCTAATGCTGTTCCTTTTATTGCCTGTCTCTCAACAGAACTCTGTGCTTTATTTTGATCTAATTTCTGACGAACTCTCTTGATCTTCATAGGATCAATGTAGCGGAGTTCTGTAATACCCTTCTTAGGATTCTCTAAATCTATTACTTTATGATAAAAAAGTCGTCCGTCAATGTACCATGAACGAACGATCTCGTGAGCTCTATTATCAAAATTTAGAAGACGCTTGATATACTCAAACTCATTTCTAATTTTTGTTTTTACACCAGCACCCATACCTAGATTGTCTAGGTTAATTTCTACTGGACTATCGTGAGCATCACTCACAATAAATTCATTTACTACTTCATCAACTGCACTATCAACTTCAGGATGAATTGCCATGTCGCGATAGCGACGGATCATCTCAAACTCATTACGTGCTTGATTATCAGTATCAACGTATGTTCCATAATAGCCACCTGCTGCTACAGCAATAGGCTCATCGGCCTGAGGAGGGACAGGGGATTGACCCTTCTTTCCCTCCTTCCGATTAATCTGGAAGCCAAATAACTGACTCATAACTAATTCCGTTTAATACTCTTCAAATAGTATTTATTATACCACAGGAATTGCACTTACACCAGCTCTGGAATCATTACCAGCACCAGCAGTAAAGTAAGAGTATTGGAATTCAACTGAGAACTCTTCAATTTGGTCGTTGCTATCATAAGCAAGATCAATTTGAGAGACGTTAGTTGGGAAACAATACTTGAGTAGATACTCTCTTAATACAGAACCTGTTGCTGAAGAATCTTTCTCTAATTGCTTAACTCCAAGATCTGCTGTATAACCAGTAGAATTATTAGGAGTGAATAATTGAGAAGTATTTTCTTCGTGTGTGTTAATACTATTAGCCCACTCTTCAAAGAACGAACGGAGTTTGAAGTCCTTATCGTTGAAGAATGTTGCAGTCCAAGTATCGAAGGTACGATCACCTGCGATTTTAACTGTTCTTCCTCTGAACGGAACTTCGATTACACCTAAGTTTGAACCAGGAAGTGCTGCGGATTTACAGAGTAGATTTACTAGATCTTGATCTTCCACCTGATCCTTGCTTAATGCAGCAGGGAACTGGATGTCGATCAGATACATATTGGGCTTTACACCTTGCCCAATAGTTTGTAAAAATTCTGATACGTTTGACCTTGCCATTTTTAGTTGCCTCTTTAATGTTTATCTAGAATAATAATTATCTACCAACAACTTCACTGAAGTTAACTCCAGTTCTTGTTGCAGTAACAGTAACAGTAACATAGTTAATTGAACGAGTTGGCTTGAGGAATAATTCAGCAACGAACTCATTTCTGTCAATCACTTCAGGGGTATTGTTACTCTCGTCGCAAACTACTAAGAAGTCTGTAACACCTCTACGTGCCTGTACCTCAGAAAGGTAAGAACTAATAGATGCATTAAAGTTACTACGTGTAGTAAAGTCATTCTGTTCAAAGAGTACGCCTTCTGCTAATGCTTTAGCTCTCTTCTCAACATTAAGGAATAAACGACGAACGTTAATTCTGTCAAATGCAGATGGAGAAGCAAGTGCAGTCTTGTCACCAAATAGTACTGGACCTGAACCAGGCATTGATACTATTGGGTTAATTCTACTTGTATACAGATCGTCACGCTGTGCCTTATTAGGATTGAAAGCAAGTTTAACAACGTTCTGAATACCACCACGACTCATTCCAGCAGGAGAGAACCAATCATCAAGAATGTTAGAAGTAGAAACACAAGTACCTGCGACATCACCGTTACAACCGATATAGCGATACTTATCGTTGAAACGATCATATGTATACTTGATACCACTATCGAGTACAACGTATGAACTAGATGCAATATTGTCAAAGAAAGTTATTGTATTACTTAACTGTGTTCCTGGAGGAATAGCTGATCCACCAGATGTAGCAATCTGATTTCCTACGAATGGAGAAATAAATGCGACACAATCTTTTCTACTATTAGCAACACCAGCAACTGCTTGTGCTTTAGTAACTGTATCATTTTCACTAG